AATGCCACACTTGCAGGTGGTAACTATGCCACACTTGCAGGTGGTGACAATGCCACACTTGCAGGTGGTAACTATGCCACACTTGCAGGTGGTGACAATGCCAAACTTGCAGGTGGTGACAAGGCCAAACTTGCAGGTGGTGACAAGGCCAAACTTGCAGGTGGTGACAATGCCACACTTGCAGGTGGTAACTATGCCACACTTGCAGGTGGTGACAATGCCAAACTTGCAGGTGGTTACAATGCCAAACTTGCAGGTGGTAACTATGCCACACTTGCAGGTGGTGACAATGCCAAACTTGCAGGTGGTGAAAACTCTATAATTGTAGGAGATAACCACAGTATTGCTAAAGGAAAAAAAGGTGCTGTAATTATACTGATTGAAAGGGATAATAATTGTAATATCATTGATTTCAAGGCTATACAGGTTGACGGAGAAAAAATCAAAGAAGATGTTTTATATAAACTTAAAAACGGTGAATTTGTTGAAGTAGGTGAGAAATGAAAAATTTTTTTAACCGAATGTCCGATACAACTGTTTATCGCTACGCAACAGGATTTACGATTGCTGTCTTATCAGCGTTAAAGTCAACACTTATGTGGGTTCTTGAGAGAGGCTCTCTGTTTCTCGGCATCACCGCTATAATAGCGGTGACTGCCATTGACAGCCCTGCTTACAGATTTATTGTGCTGTTAGCGTATATCTTCGTTGCACCGATATATGCGTTTTTCTCTTTTCGCAGAAAGGAGAATCGCAAATGAAAGCTAATTGGAAAGCACGCAACAAGCAGTACAATGACCGACAGAAGGGTGAAATCTTCGATGTAGGCATTGGCTACGGTCTTGAATTAGCATCGGTTGTACTCAATCATTATTTTGGATTCGGAGCGAAAAGATTGTATCAGCTTAACATTGAGGCTCTGCATTACATTCACAAGATGAAAGATGATGCAGAGCAGTACACCGAAGAATACAAGGATAATGTCGAGTACGGCTCAATTAAGATGCACAGAGAGTTTGATAAGATTATGGCTCTCAAGCATCACGGCATTGATTATGGTAAAAAGCTGAAAAATACAATCGACAGCGGAAGTTATTTGAATACAGAAATTGAGGTGGATTAAATGAGTAAAGAAGAGAAACCAATCTTGAACTTGCAGAAGGGTTGTCCGTTTTGTGGTAACACGGACTTAGTCTCAGGATACAACCCGACTCAGAACGAGGTAAAAATTGCTTGCACTTACTGCAAATATTTTATTACTTTCAAAAAATCACCGCCTGTGTATGTGCCATATTTAGCAGAGGCAGTATGGAATTCAAGAGCTGATGTGACAAAGCCAACAGCGGAAAATACAGAATCAACAGCGGAGGCTATCTTATCAGAACTCAAGGATATTAAGTCATATGTAGCTGAACTGGCAGGATATAGTCTTGAAAAATGATAGACTCTGAAAAAATCAAAAAAGCGTTAGATGCGATGGATAACGCAGACCTGCAAAAAGAATATAACCCTATTGCAAGCCAAAAACATATGGAAATGATGTTGAAAACAACAAGACCATATCTATACAGAAAATACAAGGAGTGGCAGAAAGAAAATGTCAAATAGAAGTTTGTTAGGTTGCTTAACAGCAATCGCATTAGTTGTTATCGCAGTTATTGCTGTTCCTGTGATAAATTTCAGCAATGACCACACATACACCGTAACAATCACCGATAAAGAGCGTGTGACAACACAGGTTGCCGAAGATAGCATCGACAGTAAATATCTTATTTACGGTGAGGATGAAAACGGTAAGACTTATGTTTTTGAGGATACAGATACATTATTCAAAGGGAAATTCAACTCGTCTGATGTTTACGGTGCTTTGAAGAAGGGCGAAACCTACGAATTAACGGTTATCGGCTTTCGTATCCATATCTTAAATTGGTACGAAAATATTATTGATTTTAAGGTGGTGAAATAATGTATCACGGTATCAAATACAAAGGCTTACGCTATAAGCTCTTTTCTTTCCGTTGGAAACGAAAAAATCGCAATTGGAAGGATTGTCCAAAAAAACGCAAGGCAATGAAAAAGGATTGGGAAAGGAAGATTAATAATGATTGATTGTTTCAAGACTGAGAACTATCTTGCTGAGAAAAAGAGGATGTCTAAAACAACAGAGTCAGGAGTATGCAAAGTGGAATGTACAAACTGTCTCTTGAGTAGTTATAACAACGGTGACGGAATATGCTGTACAGATTTTGAAATGCTTTATCCTAAAAAAGCAATAGAAATAGTGCAGAAATGGTCGAATGAGCATCCGCAAAAGACATTTCTTACAGAGTTTTTGAAAAACTATCCTAATGTCCAGCTTTATGATACTGGAATACCTAAAGGCATATGCCCATATCATTTGGGACTAATGAACAAAGATGATTGCAGAAAAGACCATTACTGTCTTGGATGTTGGAATCAGCCTATTAAGGATGGTGAAGAGTGATGGAAATTATGTACAACGAAAAAACAGGGAAGTTTGAAGTTGCTAAAAAGCCGTATAAGACCGTTGAAATTAGATGTGAAACCGAAGAAGATTACAACAATTTTGAAAAAATACTTGAGTTAAGTAAGTCGAGAAAGCCTATTCTGGCTGATGAACAGGTTATCCGTTATGTGACTACATATGAGTGTCCTAACTGCGAAAGGCAATTCACAGGCAAAGGCTTATTGAATTACTGCTATCATTGTGGGCAGAGGTTGGATTGGTCAGATGAAATGGAGTGTGAAAAATAATGGCATTCCCTGAAAAGCTAAAAGCGTTAAGGCTTAAAAATGGATTAACGCAAGATGAGTTGGGTGAAAAGCTCTATTTGAGCAGGACAAGTATATCTTACTATGAGCAGGGAAAATTTGAGCCTAATATCGAAACCATAATAGCTGTAGCGGATTTATTTAACATCACAACAGATGAATTGTTGAGATGAGGAGTGATATAGAATGAAATATTATTACAAATTGATTAACAATGAAACAAATGAAATAGAGAGCTATGTAGAAAGTTCTGGATGTATAAGGCCTGAAAACCTTTGTAATATACTTGGACTTAGCGGATATCACGCTGTAAGCTGTACAAAACAAGAATATGAGGAAGAGGCATATGATGAAAATACCTGAACTAAAAATCAAGCCCTGTCCGTTTTGCGGTTTTGGTGCAGAAGTGGTAAAGGTCACATATCCAACAGGTAGACAAGGTTATGAAATCAATTGTATGCACGAATACAAATGTTATTTATTTTGTGCGACCGAAACGGCATATTGGGATTCAGCAGAGGATGCCGTAAGAGCGTGGAATCAGCGTGAAGAAGGTGAGTAAAACAAAATGAAAAATATTAAAATCTTGACAGCAAATGATACAGTAAATGATTGCTTTAAGATTGAGCCAAACAAACACAGCGACACAGACTTAGCTTGGCTCACCGAATTAGCAGATAAGTTTACTGCGGAAGAGTTACAGAAAATGTATGAATCAATTAACGCACGCAGAGAAAAAGAGGATGCGGAATTGTTCATCGACAAGGCTGTTGAAAAGCAGATACCTATTTCCCCCTCAAACAAAGCCTATTGTCGCTCTTGCGGTTCTAAGCTTTCAGGGAACGAAAATTATTGTCCCAATTGCGGACAAAAGCTGAATTGGAAAGGGCAAGAATTTGATTTGCTTTTCGATGATTTGACCGATGAATTGAACTTAATTGAAATCGAAACATCCGTCCCAAAGGTGCTGATTTATCCGAATCTCATCTATTTTGAACAGTGAAGGAGAAAAAATGATTGTGAGATTTGAAAATTGCGATTGTATGAGATTGCTCAACGGGTTGCCATCGTCAAGCATTAGCCTCATTGTAACTGACCCACCCTACAAAACAACGGCAAAAGGAAACACAGGAACGAGCGGTGGAATGTTCAAAAAAGCAATCAATAAAGCAGGACAAGTATTTGAATACAACGATATTGATTGTACAAGATATGCTCCTGAATTTTACAGAGTGTTAAAAGAAGGGGGGCATTGTTATGTTATGACTAATCATATCAATCTTATACATATGCTTAATGTATTTTGTTCGTGCGGTTTTCACTTTGTTAAATCGCTTATATGGAACAAACAGAATAAAATTATGGGTCTATATTATATGTCACAGTATGAGTACATCTTATTTTTCCGCAAAGGTAAAGGAAAAAAGATAAATAATTGTGGCACAAGTGATATTTTAACCGTTCCATCGAAAAAGGTAAAAGGCAAGGACGGAAAAAATCTTCATGACACAGAGAAACCCGTTGAATTGATGCAAATCCTTGTTGAAAATTCATCAAAAGAGGGGGAATGGGTTCTTGACCCGTTTGCAGGTATCGGAGCAACCGCATTAGCTTGTCAAAACACAAACAGAGATTTTATAGGGGCAGAAATTGACCCAAAATATTATGAAATTGCAAAGGAGAGAATAAAAAATGAAATCAGTAATGAAAATTAAACTTGATGACGGTGCAAAAATGCCTAAAAAGGCACACGCAACAGATGTTGGATATGACATCTTTTCCCCGATTGATGTAGTTGTACCTGCTCACAGGAGTGTATTTATTGACAGCGGAGTACACATTCAGATTCCGATTGATATTGCAGGAGTTCTGATATCGAAGAGCGGATTGAATGTCAAGCACGGTATTACCTCAACAGGATTGATTGACCCCGATTACACAGGCTCTATCGGTGTTAAGCTGTACAACAACAGCGGTACAGATTATCGTATCACCGCAGGGGATAAGATTAGTCAGATAATGTTTATTCCATACATAACAGCTTTTTTCAAAGTAGAAGACAGCCTTGATGACACGGAAAGAGGCGATGGTGGCTTTGGCTCAACAGGTAAATAACTGCTGTTATAACTGCTCAGAGAGGCATCTGAGATGCCACAGTAATTGTGAAAAGTACAAAGCATTCAAAGAGGATGTACGGAAGAAAAATAATTACATATGGGAGCATATCGAATCACAGAACGCTCTTGCAAGTAGTATTATAAGTCGCAATCTAAGGAAAAATAAAAATCGCAGATAAAGTAAAAAGAGCATCTCAAAACGAGATGCTCTTTTTGTTCTGCCATAGGAGGGTGAGAGTATTGCATTTATGTCAAGGAGGAGTGGTTGAAAGGCAGGACGGACAGCCTGTTAATTGTTGTTGTGTTTCAACATCCACAATTGAAACACACTGAAAGATGGTGTTGTCGAATGCCCTGCCGAAGTCACGCAAACAAGTCATCGGACAACCTCTGCCCGTCCGAGTCATCAGATGATGACAAACAATGAAAATCACAACAGGAAAAGGACTCCTGCTAATTTAATTATAGCATACCTGCTTTAAAAAGTATATGTTTGAAAGTTTATTTTTTGAGGTTAGTAATACAACCAAAAAAAGCACATAATTAAGTCACTCACAAGGTAACATAACGAAAGCGAAGTGATGAAATTGAACCCCGAGGTTATCGTGTCGCTTTTATCCCTCACAGGCACGGTTATTGGCTCTCTCTGCGGTGTGTTGGCAAGCAATCGTATGTCAAGCTACAGGATTTCAAAGCTTGAGGAAAAGGTTGAGAAGCACAACAATCTGATTGAGAGAACTTACAAAATCGAACAGCACAACGCTGTTGTTGACGAGGAAATTAAGGTTGCCAATCATCGGATTGAAGACCTCGAAAAAATCAGCGAAAGGAAAGATTGAAAATGAAAAAAATCTTCACAAAAGAATGGGCGAAAGCTACGGCGGTCAGAGCTATTAAGACTGTCGCACAGACTGCGGTTGCAACAATCGGTGTGTCTGCTGTGATGACGGATGTTAATTGGGTTGCGGTAGGCTCTGCAAGCCTTTTGGCAGGTGTGTTGTCGGTGCTCACATCGGTGGCAGGACTGCCAGAAGTATCAGAAAGCGAGGAATAATTATGACAAATGCAAATTTTATTGAGCTTGCAATCTCAGAGGTACGCAAGTATGTTTTAAATCACTTAGATAAGTCAGATGGTACACCTATTTTTGACATCTTTGTTGTGTGGTCATGTAAGACTTTGCAAAACCACAAATGCCTTATCAGCACAACATTACACGATGGTATGTACTACGAATGCACCTACAACGGCGATAAAAACGAAATGTATCTTGATGCATACAAGAAGTTTGAAAACAAGAAAATCATTTGCGAAAGTGAGGAATAGTAATGAAAGTTACTGCTATTGATGTCAGCTACTGTCAGACGAATGTTGACTACAACAAAGTCAAGAACAGCGGTATTGATGCTGTGATTATCCGTGCAGGATTCGGTAAAGAAACCTATCAGAAAGACTCTGAATTTGAAACGCATTACAGGAACGCTAAAAAGGCAGGTCTTGCGGTCGGTGTATATTGGTATTCCTATGCCTATTCTGTTGCAGAGGCAAAGCAGGAGGCTAAGGTATGCCTTGCGTGCATCAAAGGTAAAACGCTTGAATTACCTGTATATTATGACCTCGAGGAGAGCGGTCAGACAAGGCTCGGTATGTCGGCTCTGACAAACATTGCAATTGCTTTTTGTGATGCTATCAAATCGGGCGGTTACCGTGCAGGGGTGTACAGCAATCTTAACTGGCTCAACAATCACCTTGATTATGAAAAGCTCAGAAGTAAGTACAGTATTTGGCTTGCACAATGGTCATCAAACCCATCCAAGTCTTGCGATATATGGCAGAATGCCGATAACGGCAGAATCACCGGTATCAGCGGTAATGTTGACACCGATATCATCATGAATAAAAACATTATCAAATCAAAATCAGAGGTGAAGGAAGAAATGATTAAGAAGGGTTTAACAAACAATGCTATCCTTGCGTACAAAAAACAGCTTTTGAACCTGTATAATGCAGGCATCATCAAGACTAAGGTTGACTCATCTGCAGGTTTCGGTGACGGAACAGAAAAGGCTGTCAGAGAAGTACAGGCTCTGGCGAAAATCAAGGTTAACGGTGAGGTTGGAGTCAACACAATCAATGCAACCGCAAAGCTGATGAACAATTATGTCAGCAAGCTAAAAACTAAAATTTCAAACGCAAAAAAGGCTCTGTCATAATTGACAGATGCCCAGAGATGCTGTATAATATGAAACACGGAAGTTTGTTTTTTTAATTTCTACTGTGGTAGATTAGTTTTTTTATCCTTTCTTCCGTAAAGATGACCTCGTTTATGTCATAGTGTGCGAGGTCATCTTGCTTGCCTATCAACACGCAAAAAGTGCGTGCTGTTTAAATCGTCTTCATAATTTCCTATATATTTACTATTTAACTATGCAGGAAAGGCACACCATAAACGGTGTGCCTTTTTTGTTTTTTTATGACTGTTCTGCTGACTGTTCTGCGATTTGCAGAAGTTTTTCAATAACTAACTTTTCAACATAAATCGGTGGGTTATGTTTTCCCGACTCCCAATCTTGCACGGTACGATACGGAATAAGTAACAAATCCGTCATTGCTCGCTGTGTTAATCCTGCTTTAATGCGTGCCTCTTTGATTGTCATAATGTTTTCTCCTTTTCGTTTTTTATTTTGCGTGCCTATCGGGATTGTGACCGTCTGACCGTCCGCATTACCCGACCCGAAGGTCGGTCACTCTGCGATTTATTTAGAATTAATATAGCCACATTTCAAATTACTACAAAGACGATTCGATACTTCCTGCAAATACTCTTTCGTAGCAATCGTGATTTCATTGATAATACCGTTATAATCTCTTGCAACAATTTCCTTGCTTGCTACTCCAAAATTGACATTATTGATGTTTTCAAATTCAATAACCAACTTGTCTACATTTTCGCCAATTGCGGAATTTGTCCATCTTCTGAGATGACTGATGTTATTCAGTACAAACTCGCCTTCGTTGCTCTCAATCAAATTTAGGATTTCTTTTTTCATAGTGTTTGCTCCTTTTTTTGTTTGTAAGTGTTGCTCTGTGTTTTGATTTGTTGACTATAATATACTACACGGATTTCGTGTTGTCAATACTTTTTTGAAAAAACTTAAAATTTTTTCGGGTGGGACGAGGCTGATAGGCTCAGCCCTTCAAAAGCCGTTTAGATTATTCACACCTCTCTAATAAAAAATGTGAAGTTTCATTCTTGCTCATAATACGGATACGGGGATGCCAATAAATTGTCCCCTCAAGGTCAAGATATAATTCTATTCCTTGTACTCCCTTTGTGTCTACAAAGGGTAACCCGTTATTGTTATCGTATTTACAAGATATCCTATTAGTATGTTTCATCAAATTTTTGTATAAGTTTAAAACTTCTCGTCCTGTGCCTACATATACAGTTTCTGTATATATAGACTCGCACATTTCCATCTTTTGAATTTCAAACTTTTTCATTGTTTACACCCTTTCTTCTTATGACTCAACCATAAATGAATAAGATTTTTTCAGAATTTCATCACATACATATGTGAAATCGTCTAAACTTAAATCGCTATGCTCAATAATATCAGTCGCTATTTCTACAATATCATCACCTGTAATATCATCTTTCTTGGACATAGCAAGCATATTGCTATATTCATCATTATCACCACTTGTGTACCATTCCTTTTCAACGCATAAGCTTCTTAATGATGCCATTGTTAATTTCCTAACAACTTTATAGCCGTATTTCATTTTATTACCTCTTTCTTTCTGCCCGTCCTGCCGTTAGCTCAGCGATTAGATGTTATGCCAAAAGTGATTGTTTTTGTGTGATTTTCTCACTTCCGAAGAGTTCACGGATTTCATCAAGGCTGAATGTTTTTTTACTCTTCTTCTTGTAATCTTCGTTGTGAAAATACCACGCTGTTTTCTTTTTCGAAAATCTGAATTTCAAGGCTTTCAACTGTTCACGGCAGTTATATGTGTTGCCTGTTACCCATACCCAATTACCGCAGATTTCAATTTCAATTCCCTGCAGTTTAACAAGTTCATTGATAATGTTTTTGAACTCTTCGGGAGTTTCTTTTACTTCTTCGGAAGTTTCGTACACTTTACCGTCTGCGGTTGATTTTGAGTTTTTGAGGATTGCAAAGAGTTTGTCATATTCAGCATTGATTTCTTGCATTTCTTCCGTTGTTCCGCCACAGTCAGGATGATGTGCCATTGCAAGTTTTTTGTACTGCTTTTTGAGTTCTTCAAGTGTTTTTGGATTGCTAAACCATTTTGTGTTTGTCATAGTGTTTAATCTCCTTTTGTTTTTTTGGAGGTTTCCCTCTGTTGTGACTATAATAGCACGAATTTCGTGCCTTGTCAATAGCTTTTTTGAATTTTTTTGAAAAAATATTTATTCGCTGTCCGTTCGCTGACCGTTCGCCGTGTGCGGTTAGCGAATTTTTTTTTGCTTATATAGTATTTAATTTAAACATTATAGTGCAAAAGAGGTGTGGCAATGTCATCAAATAAATATCCGTGGGCTGAAATAGAGCAAGAGTACATTAACGGTTTGGAACAGTTTGAAATCCGCAAGAAATATGGTATGGCAGAGTCAACCCTGCGTAGGCATATAGACGAGTACGGTCTGCGTGAGAAAAGACAAAAAATGACACAAAATGTCTACAAAAAAGCTACTGAACAGATTGAAAAGCAAAAAGTCAACAAAATGACGAAACTCATTAAAGCCTCAGATAAGATGGATGATTTAATCCTTGATTTTTTGAGGAGAGAGGGCGAGGAGTCAAACGGCTATGATGTTATCCCACCGATGCAGACTAAAGACCTGCAGAGCCTGTCAAGAGCGTTGAAAGATGCCGTAGAAGTCAAACAGAATCTACACGGCATTATCGGAAGACTTGAGGCTGAACGGCTCGCCCTTGAGCGTGAACGGCTTGCCCTTGAGTGTGAGAGGCTCAAAGCACAACAGGATAAGGACAGCATAGAGCCGACTATGTTTGCTCTTTCAGATGAGGCAGAGAGGTACGCAGAATGACAAAGATTAACTATTTAGGTGTACCAAATGACAAGCAAAGACAATTCTTGCTTGCAAAGCAGAAATATGTTGCGTATGGCGGAGCGAGAGGCGGAGGAAAGTCCTTTGCCGTCCGACTCAAAGCTAAATTATTGTGTGCGAGATACGCAGGAATTAAGATACTTATAGTCCGTAGAACATATCCCGAATTGCTCAACAACCACATTAACACGCTAAGAGCAGAGTTAGCTGGCATCGCCCGGTACAACACGCAAGACAAGATTTTTACATTTCCGAACGGCTCAACAATAAAATTCGGTTATTGTAAAAATGATGCTGACCTTCAACAATATCAGGGAGCTGAATTTGATGTTATTTTCATCGATGAGGCTTGTCTGTTGTCAGAACACCAAATCAAAGCTATTACGGCTTGTTTGCGAGGTGTAAACGATTACCCAAAAAGAATTTATTATACTCTCAACCCAGGCGGTCAGAGTCACGGTTATTTCAAGCGGTTATTCATTGACCGCAAATTCGGTCAGTATGAGCAAGCTGATGATTACTGCTTTATACAGTCGCTTGTGACGGATAATAAGGCTCTTATGGAGAGTCAGCCTGAATACATTCAACAGCTTGAGGCATTGCCTCCGAAACTCCGTGATGCTTGGCTCTACGGCAGATGGGATGTATTCGAGGGAATGTTCTTTGAGGACTTTAGGACTGAGGTTGATGTTGCAGAGGCACACAAACTTGGTCTTTCTCCTGAGGATGCTCTCAAGTATGGTCGATACACAAATGTGATAGAGCCGTTTGATATTCCGCAGGAATGGCGAGTATATCGAGCATATGACTTTGGTTACGGTAAGCCGTTTGCAATGCTTTACATAGCTGTAGACTATGACGGACGAGCGTATGTTATTGACGAGTATTACGGATGCACAGCGACACCGAATGAAGGAGTTAAATGGCAACCGTATAAGCAATTTGAAATGCTGTCTGAATACGAACATACACAGCCACAGCTTGCAGGTCGGGATATTCAAGGAGTGGCAGACCCTGCGATTTGGGATGGCTCACGAGGCGAGTCTGTCAACGATGTTGCGGAAAAATACGGTATTTACTTCGACAAAGGACAAAATGACCGTGTTGCAGGGTGGATGCAAATGCATTACCGTTTTGCGTTTGATGAAGTCGGCAAGCCGATGCTCTATGTATTCAGCAATTGCAAGCACACAATAAGGACTCTGCCTCTGCTTATGTTTGATGAAACAAAAAAAGAGGACTTGGACACAAGCCAAGAAGACCATATAGCCGATGCGTTGCGGTATTGGTGTATGTCCAGACCGATAGCTCCAACACGCAAGATTGAACCGAAGATACCACAGCCGAATCCGCTGTCGGAAGATAACGAAAGGAAGAATTATTTATGGCATTAAGACGAAAAAAAAGACGAGAAGAAAAGGAACGCAGACAGGCACAACAGCAGACAGAACTGCAGAGAACGCAGTCTGCTCCCGATAACCGCATTTTGTGGACTCAGGACGAGCGGAATCAGCTTGAACATATGCAGAACGGCTCAAAATTGCCACAGGATGACACAACAACAGAACAGACAACGCAGATGTCATCTGATGATAATGCACCTACACAGGGCATTGTAGGCGGTGCTACAACAGAGGCGAAAACCGTGTTGAATCCTGTTGTAACTGAGCGTACAGTCTTACAGGCATATGACCGATTAATGCGGTACAAGACCTACAAGACAAGCCTTGATAGACGAATCAAAGCGAATGAGGACTACTGGAAACTCCGCCAATGGGATTACTATGACCACAATGGCAACAAGAAAAAAGGTGACAACGAGGTCGCAACAGCTTGGCTGTGGAACTGTATTGCGTCAAAGCACGCAGACTTGATGGACGGTTATCCTGAATCAAACATCAGACCTAAGCGTGAAGATGATGTGGAAGAGGCGGAAAAGCTCAAGAGTATCTTACCTGTTATCTTCGAGGAAAACGATTACGAAAACACTTACTCAGAACTTGCCAACTACATACTTAAACAGGGAGTTTGCTGTGCTGGTGTCTTTTGGGACGGTACTAAGCACGATGGACTCGGTGATATATCGGTCGAAAAGATTGATATACTCAATCTGTTTTGGGAGAGCGGTGTCACAGACATACAGGATAGTAAAGAGGTGTTTCACACCTCGCTTGTGGATAATGAATCACTTGTCAAGCAGTATCCACAGCTTGAAGGTAAACTCAACAGTCACAAGGTTATATCTGACCAGTATCGTACAGATGATGCCATCGACACAGACGGTAAGACAACTGTTGTAGATTGGTTCTATAAGCTGTCTGACAGCAACGGCAATCAGGTCTTGCATTATTGCAAATTTGTAGAGGGTACGGTGCTTTTTGCGACTGAAAACGATGCCGAAAACTATCCAAATGGTTGGTATGACCACGGACTCTATCCTTTTGTTGTTACACCGTTATTCCCTGTCGAGGGCAGTATTGCAGGATACGGCTATACGGACATCGGCAGAGGTGACCAACACGCTATTGATGTATTGACACAGGCTATGCTTACCAATGCGAGAGTAACAAGTAAGCCTCGATACTTCTCCAAGACCAACGGAGCGGTCAACGAGGCTGAGTTTGCTGATTGGAGCAAAGACTTTGTACATGTAACAGGTAGTCTTAACGATGACTCAATCAAGCTGATTGCAACCTCACCAGTACCGACATTTGTTGTGAATATGAGAGAAAACCTCATAGCTGAGATGAAGGAAACACTCGGTAACCGTGATGTGAACAATGGCGGTAGCACTTCGGGAGTCACCGCCGCATCGGCTATTGCGACAATGCAGGAGCAGAGCGGTAAGATGAGCCGTACTCATAACAAGATTATGTACACGATGCACCGTAAGATTACAAATATGGTCATTGAATTAATCCGACAGTTTTATGATGTACTCAGGGAATACCGCATCACAGGAAAATACGGACAAGAAAAATTCGTTCAGTACAACAATGCAGGACTCAAGCCACAGAAACAGCCAAGCATTCTTGGTAGAGATATGGGACTCAGACTGCCTTGTTTTGATATAGAAGTCACCGCACAGAAAGCCTCGCCATATACCAAGATGGAACAGAACGAACTTGCGATACAGTTGTACAACCTCGGTGTGTTCTCTCCTCAGAATGTCGATATGTCGCTTATGCTGTTACAGACAATGGATTTCGCACACAAGGATGAAATCATACAGATGATAATGCAAAACGGCACGATGTTTGATAAGTATCAGCAGTTACAGAAGATTGCGTTCAACCTTGCACAGCAGGTAGATATGCAGAATGGCACGCAGATGGCTGAACAGCTTGCACAGGCGATTCTCGTTGAAAATGGAAACAATTCCGAAGAGCCGAGCGGTAATCTCTCTGTTGACGGCATTACAACAGACGATACATCCGAAAGGTCATTTATGACGAATGCAAGGGAAAAAGCACAGGCATCAACTCAGGTTAATCAGTAGTAAGGAGAATTCTATATGCTCAAAGTTAAAGTCGATATTAAGAATTACACCGTAACAATGAGAGGCCACGCAGATTTTGCTGAAAACGGCAAGGATATTGTGTGTGCAGGAGCATCAACGCTCTTGTACACACTTGCAAACACGCTTGAAGAATTCCGCACAGTTATGACAGAATCACCGTCATTTACTATCAGCGGTGAGGGCGAGAAACAGCGTGTTACATACAGATGCAAGCCTGATGAGTCATATGAACCTAATGTGCAGTTAGTTTTTATGACTGTTACAACAGGGTTCAATCTGCTTGCCGAAAACTATCCCGACAACATTAAGCTGACCGTTATCTAACTCTCTCCCAACTCTCTCAAAGTTTCTAAGCACCCGATTATGGGTGCTTTTTTTATGTCCAAAATAACATTTTGCTGATGACCGCAAAATGTTCAATTAGTAAAAATGGGTGTTTTTTACGAATTGCAAATTTTTTTACCGTTTTGAAATTGATGGTTTGAGGTGTTTGGTCTTGCAATGCTAAATTGTGAACATAGGCTCGTGACCTTAACCACAGACTTTATATGGAAGGAGATAGCAATGATTAAGACTATCTCAACAGCCGTTGTTACTGAACTTATGTTCCGTTGTTTCAACATTCAGCTTTTTGCTGACGGTGGCGGTGGTGCATCTGCAGGTGCATCCGCAGGAGCAGGAACAGGTGAAGGTTCAACAGGCTTAGCAGGAGAAACAACAAGCACATCGTTCCCTGCCGATGGCAAAGGCTCTGCACCGAAGATTGTTTACGGTAAGCAGAGTGAAAGCAACACCGAAGTCGGTGCTGTTCCCGAAGAAAAGCCGAAAATGACTTTTGCCGAACTCGTCAAGTCTGACGAGTGGAAAGACGATGCCCAGAAGTATATGGATAAAGCCTTCTCGAAGAGATTCAAGGAGCAGGAGTCGCTCAAGGCTGAGAATGCAAGAATGCGTGACATCCTTAACATAGCTAATGTCAGATACGGTCTTGATTCCGCATCAGACAGTTTCCTTGATGACCTCAGCAACAGCATTCAGAATGACACGAAGCTGTATGAAGATGAGGCACTTGAGGCAGGATTGCCTGTTGAGGAATATGTCAAAGTCAAGAAAGCAGAGAGAATCCTCGAAAACAACAAGCGTGAACAGGCGGACAGAGAAAGACAGATATTTATCGACAATCATTGCAGAAACCTTGTGAGTCAGTCGGATGCGATGAGAGAACAGTTTCCGTCTTTCGACCTTGAAACAGAAATGAGTAATCCTCAGTTTCGCAAGCTCGTTGACCCGCAAGAGTTAGGCGGTATCGGTCTTTCAGTAGACAACGCTTACCGTGTGATTCATTACAAGGATATTCTCAATGCTACAGTAAACAATGCGGTCAATCAGACAGCTATCAATACTGCAAATGCGGTTAAAGCTAACAAAGAAAGACCGAGGGAAAACGGTATGAATCACCGTGCATCCGTCATTGTGAAGGATGACCCGTCACAGTTTACTCTTGATGACTTCAAGCGTATCAAGGAACAGTTTATCAGAACAGGTGTTGCTCCCAAATTCTAACTTTAAAGGAGCATTATTATGTCTAATATTATGTACAATCTTATTCTCCAGCTTTTTGCTGACGAAACAACATTGAACGCAAACAAAACATCTGCAAGTGGAATGTCCCCGACGATGAAGACATTCTATGATACATCCCTTCTTGAAAACGCAAGGGCAGAACTTATCTTCAATCAGTTCGGTGACAAGCAGAAGATTCACGGCAATAAGTGCGAATGGAGAAAATTCAACACATTCCCGAAAGCTCTTACACCGATTACCGAAGGTGTTACACCGACAGGACAGGCTTTCGGTATGACGAAGATTGAAGGTACAACATCACAGCACGGCGATTACACCACAATCACAGACAGACTCGAATATGAGGCATATGACCCGATTATTCAGGGCTGTACTGAGGAGATGGGTGCATCGGCAGGTGCGACTATGGACACTCTTACAAGAAATGTCCTCATTGCAGGCAACTCTGTTATGTACTGTCCGAAGAAGGACGGCACAGTAATCTCAACAAGAGATACACTCACAGCAGATTGTGTTCTCACTCCTGCGGTTGTTAAAAAGGCTGTTACTTGGCTCAAAAAAAACAAAGCACCGAAGATTAACGGAAGCTATGTATGTCTTATCCATCCCTCTGTCGCTCATGACCTTACAGAGTCTGACGAGTGGAAAGAGTACCACAAGTACAATGACACAGCTCCTATCTTCAAGGGTGAAATCGGCGAACTTCACGGTTGCCGTTTCGTTGAGTCAACAGAGTGCAAGATTCACGCACACAACAAACTCGGCATTGCTACATATGACACACTTTTTCTCGGTGCAAAGGCTTTCGGCATCATTGAACCTGAAAACGAGTCAATGCATATGATTATCAAGGACAAGTCGGAAATCGGCGGTCCTCTCGAACTTTACAGCACAGTAGGCTACAAATTTAGCCACGGTGCTAAGATTCTTTATGAGGAGAGAATCCTCCGTGTCGAGTCAGGCTCTTCTTACTCATCTGTTGACGAGGAAAACTGATAAGGAGATTATCTATGGCTACAAATTCAAATAAGAATGCAAATGCAGGTCTTACAGGTAAGAAGGTTACTGTTATTCTTCCTCGTGACCCTCAGATTGAGGGTGACGGAGCAGAACAGGAATTCTTCTCGGTCAACGGTCACAATATTCTTGTGCAGACCGATGTACCTGTTGAAGTAGATGAAATCTTTGCTGAGGTTATCAATAACAAAGCAAAAGCTCGCACACAGGCGAGAGAATTCATCAAGAAAATGGCATTCAAAGACAGCAAGCCGATGGCTTGATTATGAGAGATTAAGAGGCGGTTTTTTCCGCCTCTTTTTTGTTTTAAAAGGAGATGAAAATATGGACTACATTACAATAGCTGATGCAATTGATATGATTGATGCAACAGTACCGAACAACCGCACAGAAGACGAAAAGATTGCTTGGCTTGACTCTCTCGACAGAATGGTTAAGAACGAAGTCTTTGACACGCACGAAGGTTATGAAGATACAGACTTCATCGGATATGACGAGAACACATCACGCAATCAGCCGTTACTGATTCCAAAACCGTATGCAGTAGAGATTTACAAAGCATTTCTTGAACTCCAAATACACCTTGTCAACAAGGAGTATGACAGATACAATGCATCCTCAGCACAGTACAGCAACCATTATGACTCTTTTGTCAATTGGTGGCATTGCAACCATATGCCGAAAGAGATTGCTCACATTACATTTTAGGCGGTGATATTATGGCTTTTAATTTTCCACAGCTTGATTCATCCTCTGCACAGCGAGAGTATCAGGAACAGTTTGCAGGATATAATCACAACATCCGCATCGGTGATACGGAGTTTTATGATATGCAGAATATGACAGGCAATTACTATCCTGTGTTGTCACCGAGAGATAAGAGAGGCATCGTACAACAGTTTACCAAACCAAAATGCATGGCAAGCCGTGATAACCTCTGCTACATTGACGGTATGTATTTATACATTGACGGTGAAAAGGTTGACCATATTATTTTGACGGACACAGAAAAAACAATGGTGTCAATGGGTGCATACCTTGTTATTTTTCCTGACAAGGTCTTCATTAATACGGAAGATACATCCGACTGGGGATATCTTGATAACACTATTGAAATAGCAACAGAGGTCAACAATGTTGTATATACAATGTGTACGCAAGATGGCACTAAGTATCAGTATCAAAACCCAAAAGGTGAAAACTATGTCTATGTAGGTGATGAGTCGCCTAATGTCGGTGAGAAGGAAACAGTCGCAAACGGATATAAATGGCTTGACACAAGCGGTGACACGCACTACTTGAAGGTATGGAACTCAAACACACGGATGTGGTCATCTCTTTCAACAACCTATGTGCGTATTGAGTCAACAGGCATTGGTAAAGGTTTTAAGGAGGGTGATGCCGTAACAATCAGCGGTTGTAATTCCTCTTCCTCTTCGGGTAGCGACAAAATCAAAGAACAGATTGATGCTCTTAACACCTCAATGCTTATCAAGTCTATTGATGAAAAGGAAAACTGGATTGTAGTTACCGCAATACTTGATAATGTTGTCACTCAATCTACAGGTACAGTCAAACTTGAGCGTGTTGCTCCGATTATGGATTTTGTTATCGAATCAAATAACCGTCTGTGGGGATGCCGTTACGGACTCAATAACGAGGGCAAAATCGTCAATGAAATCTATGCTTGCAAGCAGGGCGATTTTAAGAACTGGTTTGTATATGCAGGTATATCAACAGACTCATATGCTGTTTCCGTTGGCTCTGACGGTGTGTGGACAGGTGCAATTGCTTACGGTAATTATTTACTATTCTTCAAAGAAAATTGCATACACAAGGTTTACGGCTCAATGCCGAGCAATTATCAGGTCATCGAGCAGAAAGTAAGAGGTGTTCAGAAGGGTTCATCAAAGAGTCTTTGCATACTTAACGAAACCTTGTTTTACAAGTCAGCAACAGATGTCTGTTACTATGACGGTTCATTGCCAACAAGTATATCAAATCCTCTCGGTGCGGTTAGCTATAGCAACGCTGTCAGCGGTAGTATTGGAAATAGATATTATATCTGTATGCAGGACACAAGCGGAGTATGGACTCTCTTCGTTTATGATATCACTACTGGAATGTGGCACAAGGAAGATAACATACACATCAAGGAATTCTGCAAGGTTAAAACAGACCTTTACTTCATTGATGCCGACAGTTATCAGCTTATGACTACAACAGGCAGAGGTACAGCAGAAGATGACTTTGAATGGTATGCAGAAACAGGCTCTATAGGCTATTCTTACTCAGATAACAAGTATGTGGGAAGAATGTTACTAAGAGTACAAAAGCCGATTACAAGCCAAATTAGAGTGCGTATTCGCTATGATGATTCAACCCATTGGGAAACAGTTTCGTCAATTGGCGGTCACGGAACAAAATCTTATAGCATACCTGTCTTGCCTCGCAGATGTGACCATTTTGCAATTCGTATTGAAGGCAAAGGTACTTGCAAAATTTATTCAATTTCAAAGGTGTTGGAGATTGGAAGTGATGTTTAATGAATTTTATTGATTTGCCAAATATTGGCAACGGTACAGCCGAGGAACAGCTTGCACAGATACGCAGTTACATATACCGTAACAATGAACAGTTAAACGCAACACTTGCCAATTTCTCAGTCGATAAGATGTGGGAGCAGACGGCATCGGCTCTGTCTGCATCCAATGGCGATATCGTAGAAGTTAACAAAGACCTTATGAGCCGTTATGCTACTATCCGTGACCTTGTAATTAAGACAGCAGATGTAGTGATACAGTCAGACGAAAAATTCACATCGCAGATGAACGGCAATTATGTTGCAATCTCTGACTTTGGAAAATATCTTCGTGACACAACGCTCGACATTTCAGGGAGTAGTGTAGGAATTGAATATTTATATAATTATGCATCACAGCTTGAAACAGACCTTGATAATTACAAAGTTAATCAGACTTCGTATATCAAGCAAGGTTTACTTGATGAGAGCGGAGCAAGTCCGATATACGGTGTTGAAGTCGGTTTGCTCTCGGATTCCTTCGAGTATAACGGCAAGGTTATTGATACACGGTCAAATCTCAAAACAAGAATTACACCGACTGAGATGTCTTGGTGGGCTGAAAATAAGAAACTTTTTTATCTCGATAAAGACTCAGTATATTTCCCTTACGCAAAAATAACTGGCGGTAGTATCAATATCGGTAACGGTACATTTACTGTTGACAGTTTCGGTAACATCAATGCAACATCGGGTACAATCGGCGGATTGGATATTACTGCTCTTACAGATATGGCAATGGGCATTGATATCCGACCTAATGCTACGCTTGTCAGAAAGACAGCTACAGAAGGATACAGTGTGCCGAACATTTCTGTAACACTTTCGTCAAGGAATGTTGAGGTTGCATCAACAAAATGGTATATTTCCTCAGACGGTGAAGTGTGGACACAATACACTCAAACCGCAATGAAAACGAATATGATAATCTCTTCTGCAACCGCTTTCAAAAATTCATCTGTACTGTATGTTAAAGCCGAGTCAAAAGACTCAGCGGATAAAACATACATAGCTGTTTGCTCAGTTGGTTGTGTTTCTGACGGTGTTGACGGTACTTCTGTTAAAATTCTCGGCACAGCATATAAAAAGAATGAAGATTATCAAATTGGCATTCCTTATGACTTGTATTTTGACTATGATTGTACAAGTATCATTAACAACAGTACAACAACGCTTAACAACGGTGATTCATACATTGTCAAAGGCTATTTGTTTGTGTGGAACAATAAAAACGGTGCTTTTGTTTGCACAGGTGAAATCAAAGGTAAAGACGGTAAAAACGGCACAGATGCACAGGCTTATGAAATCTATACCGATGTATCATCTGTCAACAAAAACATTCTCGGTACATCTTGCACCCCATCAACAATAAACATTGAGTTTCGTCAAAACTCAGGCGGTAATACACAGCTTGTAACTGCAAGTGAGATAAGAGTATGGAGAATGAACGGCAACAAATCTGTATTTTACAAGTCACAGAAAAATACAAATAATTTCATTCTTTCGCTGTCGGGAGAATTCAACGCATATATAGCAACTTGCACGGCTATCAAAATTGAAGTCGGTTATAACAACAAAGTCTACACAAAGACAATTCCGTTGATAGTCTCGGCAGAAGAAATCAAAGCTTGGTCAAAAGTAGAAAACGGTCAGACGGTTATTGACGGTTCAAAAATCTACACAGGCTCTATCACAGCCGAGAAGATAGATGTTGCATACCGCAACACGCTTGCAACAGGCGAACAGCTTACAACGGCTATCGCAAATGTTAATGATTCGATATCTGCTTGGGCAAGTAAAATCGACTCCAACACAACGGACATTGCAAACTTAACAGTTAAATCAAACGAAATCTCATCAACTGTTACGCAGAAAACAAGCACAAGCACTATTCAGAGCATTATTCGACAATCGGCAAATGCGGTTGAATTTGCTTGGAGCGAATCGAAACTTGGCAATGTTATTAAGCTTGAAGACGGTGATATTAACTTTTATTATTTTGGCAAAAAAATGTCGAGTGTTTCAAAATACGGACAGTCTTTTTGGCGAGATAATCTTTCAATTGGTTACATTGGTGCTACTGCATGGAAAACTGCACCATCGATAAAAGGACTTGCGATTAACCTTGATAAAGCTAACGGAAAGTTTATTTCTTTCGGTTACGAAAAAGGGGATGCTTATGAAACGCAATTAGCATTTGCTAAAAACAACGCAATCGGAAACGATAACGAAGGTGTATTTTGCTACGCTGATTTTTTTGGCGGTAACACATTCAACAGCGGTTGGAGTACAATACGCAGATTTTGGATGCGAGATGTTTCTATTGAAATGGGATTGCGTACCAAAGACAATCGAAACGGTCAGCTATACAACACGGTTACAGCAGATATACCGTATATCCGAACAATAAAATCAGGTAGTAACGGCTCAATTACTTGGACATATAGCACACTCAAGGTAGTTAATGGGTTGATTACAAGTTATTAAAAAAGGAGAATTTCTATGAACAAAAACATCACAAAAAGAGTAGAAGAAACCACAACAAACACACCACCAACAGCACCTGAATCAGTATTGATTATGGATTTGCGAAACAAATTATATCAGCTTGCTAACTATCCTCATCTTTCACCGACAATTATCGAAATGGCTTTTGGTGAAGTGTACAAGTCTGTGCAGAACAAGGCATTAACAACTGTACAGGCAGAGTATGAGAATTACCGCAAGCGAGTCGATGAATTTGAAAAGGAACAGAACCCGAAAGGAGATTAAAGCATATGGCATATGTATATCAAAAATACAATCAGTCGGCAAATGCAACAAATTATCAGAACCGACAGGATGATGCAACAAACCGATATAACGATTTTGCTCAGACAGGCTACACAACAGGGGCAGGTGGTTTTGGCGGTCAGATTAATTCTGCACAGGCTAAACTTAATCAGTTATACGGTAACAACAATCTCTCACAGCAGTTTAAGTACGGTAATCAGGGAGCATATAACAAAGCGATGAACGCTGTTGCCAACCGTAAACCGTTTTCTTACGACCTCTCAAATGATACGCTTTTCCAACAAGCAAAAGAACAGTATCAGAATATGGGCAAGGTTGCAATGGCTGATACAGTAGGTCAGGCATCTGCAATGACAGGCGGTTACGGCAACAGTTACGCAACAACTGCAGGCTCGCAGGCTTATCAAGGCTATCTGCAACAGCTTAACAATGACATCGGTAATTATTTCAGTATGGCATTAAGCGGTTACAATGCCGAAACAGACAGACTTAATAACATTTACAATATGTACGCTCAGGACAGAAACCAACAGCAGAATGAGTGGTCTAACAACTGGAATGTTTACAACAATCTGTACGGCTTGTATCAGAGCGAACTGCAGAATGCACAGAGTAATGACCTCAACGCTTGGGGTCAAAAAGGTACAAACCTTTACAACTCCGCCAATCTTGCGACAAATCAGTACGGTACTGCATCAAGCAATGACATCGACACTTGGAAACAGGGTGAAACATTGCGTGCTGAACAGGCACAACAGGAAGAAACCGAAAGAGCAAACCGTATTGAAGAGGCATACAAGAATGCACAGCTTGCAGAACAAATCAGAGCGAACAAAGCCGAAGAGGCTTACAGACAGTCTGCACTTGCTGAAACAATCCGTAACAACAAAGCAACAGAAAAAATCAATACATACAAAGCACAAAATTCCTCTTCTTCCAAAAACAAAAACAGCGGTGAAAACTGGTACAATGTCAATGCGAAAGCAACGAGAACAGGCACAACTTCAAACCTTATCAGCGAAATTGACAACAAAGCCAGAAGCTTGCAGTATTCCAAATACTCAGGTGACTACACTAAAGCCATTAACGATATTCTTCCCAAATATCTTAATAATGCTTTTGCTAATCATACATTGTCAAGCGGTGAAATCAACTATCTTTCGAGCTACTACGGTGCATCTGACATCGGCAAAGCGTATAAGCGAGCACATAAAACATCAAGCTCAAAAAAATAAGGAGAAAATCTATGAATTACCTTGATTACCTTAAAAAGAAAAAAGATGAAAATGATAATTCCCAGTCGAACACCACGACTGGGAATACCTCTAACTCTAACAATAAAAGCGATAGTTTGCTTGATGCGATTAACGGCAAAAACGGTAACAACGATTATCTTGATTATCTCAACAGTCAGCCTGTACTTGGTCAGGAAGAAGAAGAAACACAGGCATTACACGATATGGGTAATGGCGAAGATGTGTTGTCAAGATGGTATGACTCTGCAAGCAATGCAACATCTAAGGCTTATTACGAGAATCAAAATACAGCATTTGATTCTCTAAAAAACAGGGCTGATACAATCTCAAAGTATTATCAAACAGCCGATGCTCTCAAAGGCTCTGCTAAACAATTTTATGATAAATACGGCTATACTGATGACTCATCAGATATGCAGAGTGCTATCTCTGACCTTAACATTGCAGAAGACAATTTCAAAACTAACGCAAAAGAAATTCAAAATGCAATGTCGGATTTTGACACAGAACAAGATTACAACCTCGCTGTTGCACAGGCAGAAGAAGATGTCAAAACTTCCGATGACTTACAGAAAGAATATGACAAGAAGAAAGCCGAGTATGACAGTACTTGGGGCGATTTCAACAAGGAATATGCCGAAATTGGCGGTAGTTACAATAACAATCCCTTCACTACGCAGGGCAAAAACGCAAAAAAGAAATTGCAAGAACGCACCGACCAAAGAACCAAACTCGATAACCTACAGAAAAAAATTGACCAAAAAAAGGAACTTGAAAACGAAAAGAAATACTATACTGATTTCCGCAAGCAAAATCCCGAAGTGGCAAAAACTCTTGATGCTTACTATGATATGCAGTCATATGAAGAGGAACACTCCAAAGATTCATTTGATACATATAACAAGGATGCTTTAAAAGAGAAACTCGAAAAAGGCAAATCGCCGACAGATTCCTTATATACCGATGACGAGAAAAAAGCTATCGAAACTAACTTTAATTCGCTTAAAACTCTCGATGGTTGGAATGTTGACCAAATTTATAAATACTACAAGCGAGCCAAAGACAGAGAAAAAGCCGAGAAAGAAAATGAAAATATTAAAGATTTTGCTGATAAACACCCGATTGCAAGTACGGCTATAAGCGTGCTTAATATGATTCCGTCAGCTTTTGAGTCTTCACCAAAGCAAGTCGCATCCAATGTTGATAAATGGACAGGCGGTGACGGATATTATAATCCTGAGGAATCTGCCGTGTACCAAAACAATTTATTGCAACAAGAAGTCGCAAGTAATATAGATAATCCATTAGGAAGATTGGCTTACCAACAGGGAGTCAGCCTTGTAGATAACGCTATTCGTATGGGTATCGCATATGCAAATCCTGCTGTCGGATTGTCTATGATGGGTGCGGAAGTAGCAACACAGGGATTTAATGATACTGTTGAAAATGGCGGTTCTGTAGAACAGGCACTTTTCACAGGTCTTACCTACGCAGGTGTCGAGGTGCTTACCGAAGGTGTATCACTTGGTAAACTAAAAGCTTTTAAAAATGGCGGTGTAAAGGAATTCAAGAGCATTTTAAAAAATGCAGGAAAGCAGATTTTGACCGAGGCATCGGAAGAAGTATCTGCAACGCTCCTTGATAGTGTAGCAGATGAAATCATTAACGGTAGCTTATCTCAGCTTGAGACAGAGTATGACAAATATATTGACAGCGGTATGTCCGAAACTGAGGCAGGACAGGCAGTAATGCTGAATTACGGTGGTCAGATTATACAGGATGCGATTGGCGGTGCATTGATGGGTGGAATTTCGGGTACTGCTGTCAATACATCTCAGTACCGAAGAAATATTAAGGCAGGAAAATCTATATCCTCTCTTGATAACATAGACACAGTTAAGAATCTTGCAAAGCATTACGGTCTTAATGAGAGCGTTACCGATTATGAAAGCAACCCGACTGATGCAAGACTCGGTTCTTTGCAGAGTGAGGCATACGAAAAAGCAACAGAAAGTATGCCATCGGGAAAAGACCTCAAAAAAGTCATTAAAAAAGCGAACCTTGCATCGGATGAAAATGTTGTTGCGAACAAACTTACAAACGGCGAAAATTTGACAGACGATGACCTTGAGAAAATCAAAAAGTCTGAAAATTTGAAGTCACTTCTTGCAAATGATGTTGTCAATCAGGCAAAAAGTGCAAGATTTAATCAGCAGACTGCATTACTTTCCGCAGATACGAAACTGTTCACACCGAGCCTCATTGAGTTTAACTCTGAGAAAAGTGATGCTGATGCAAATCCTAACAAAGCCGAAACGCTCAACAAGTTTCTTTCGGAAAATGCTAAGAATATGACAATCAACACCGACACGGTCAATAAGATGAAAGATGCTTATAACGGATTAGAAGATAAAATCGAGCCTGACACTTTCGCTATGGAGTATGCGAGATTTTTCAATCAGGGTGTTCGTGCGGTTGCGTTTCAGAGTTTGAATAGCACAGCATCGCAGTTACCGTACAATGTACAAGTATCAGCTTATGAAGATGGCTTGAATAAGTACACAACGGCACTCAAAGCTGGCAACGCTCTTTCAAAATTACAGCAGGAATGGAAAGACAAAACAAACGGTTACGCTAAAGGTACGGTTGATACTTCCGCTCTTGAAGGTATCAAACTTAACGATGAACAGAAAGCATCTGTTGATTATATCTCAGGCTATGCTAATCACGGTTTGAATGTTAAGTTTTATGCATCACGGGCTGACGAAAACGGTGTGTATATAGACGATAACGGTGGTTATGACTCTTTAACTAATACCATAATGATTGATATTAATGCAAAGAAAGAAACCATCAACGATGTTATAAGTAAAGGTGCGATGATGTCAACTTTCGGTCACGAACTTTCCCACCTTGCTGAACACGCACCCACAGAGTATGCAGAGCTTTCAAAAGCTATTCAGGATGCCGTTGGTGCTGATACATTCAACGATGCAGTCGATAAGCATTATTCTATACTTGAAGAACGCAACAGCGACAAATGGCAAAAAATGTCAGAGGATAAAAAACAAATTTATGCGACAAGAGAGGCAGTTGCCGAATTTTCTTCTGACCTTGTTAATCAAGCTAAAATTCTTGAAAGGATGTCAAAAGAGAATCCCTCTGTCGGAAAGAGATTTATCAATTTCATTAAGAAAGTTATTAGCAAGATTAAAAGCATTCTCAAGGATAACAGAGGTATGACCGATGAGGCAAGACTACTTGCTAATAACCTTGCAAGCAATGCTGAAAAACTGCAGTCAATTGTTGATAAGTACGAAAAAGCTGTCATCGAAGGACTTAAAAATCAGAATGCAAAAGTTCATACAAATAAATCTTCTGTAAAAGAAAATAATACAAAAACTCAAAGTAATACAAGAACAGGAGATTTTCTTACAGAAAGAGAAAGAACGCTTGTAGCAACACACAATATAAGTTCACAGAACCTTATGAATCTTATCAACGATTTTGACGGAGCAGGTTTACCAGTACCGAGCATTGCAATTGAGAAAGCTGATAGTGTTCACGATAATTTTGGTGATGTTACTCTGTTGTTTAACAAGGACACGATTGACCCACAGAATAATAGTAATAACAATGTGTACAGCCGTGATGCGTGGACAAGTACCTTCCCACAGACGGAATACAAAATTAACGCTGAGGGTCTTAAAGCAATTGCGAAAAAGTTAGATTTATCTGAGAATTATCTCGAAAGTAATATATTTAACACTAATGATTTAAATGGAATTAAGCGTAAATTTTTAAATGACAGATATGTACGAAAAGCCTTCGTTGAAGAAAACAATATTGAGGTTACCCCTGTTGCATATGAAAAAAAACCTAAATTCTCATTTTTCGCAAACCCAACTGTCAAGTCTTTTATCAAAAACAACAACTGTACATTTGATAGACTTGTTAATGACAAAGAATTTCGAGATGCTTTTTTAAAGGTTGCTAAAGAGTCAATTCGACTGCGGATTGCGTTGCGACAAGTCGAAAGATTTGAAAACACTCTTGATGATTGTGCAAAATCTAAAGATGTGTATAGTGATTCCAAAGAGTCAATTGAATACTGCATTGAATATGCCAAAGGTAATGCTAAAAAAGAAGTGACTGAATACTCATATGAAGAAGGTATAGAAAATGCTATCAATGAGCATAAAGCGGAATTTGAAAAGTATATAGACAATATGCTTTCTGAAAGCGATGTCATCGGAGATAAATATATTGTCAGAGATGATGTCAACTTATACAACAATGACGGTAGTCGAAAATCTTTTGAACAGACACATTACGATTACAATATTGATAATGTAGTCAAAGCTATGAAAGTAGGAAAGAATGTAGTTGGGAATTCCTTTTTAGGTGGAATGGAATTCACGAAAACGATATCTGCACAAAATCTTAATAGCATTGACGAAATAAAAAGTAACGAACATATGTTACAAGAATTATCGCCTGAGGAAATCGAAACCCAAAAGGAAAACATTTCCAATCTGCTTGCTCCGATAATAAGAGAGGTTGCTGACAGCGATAAATATAGCAACGGTTTTATGGGTGCAAGCGAAAATATTGTTGATGCATTTAAGGCATATAATACGGTTGACGGTGTTTATAAATATCTTAAACAGTATTATAGTAACCTCAAAAAAAGCACGGTAAATAAACTTTTCAAGGCGAGAGATGAGATTGCCGAAATGCCAGTAAGATACTTCGAGGCAAAGCCACACAGAGTTGTAGGATTTGACGAGGTAATGGCGGTGGTTATTCCTGCTGATGCAGACGAAAAATTAAAAACTGCTCTCAAAAAAATGGATATACCAATGTATGAGTATGCTGACGAAAGTCAAAGAGCAGATGCTACGCATAGAGCAATCAACACGGAATACACAGACAAATCGGGTGTAACTTATGACAACCTTCAATTCTCAAGTAACAGAGGTGACTTTCTCAGCAACCGAGAGGCACTTGCACAGGCTCTTGAAACAACCACAATTAACGCATCAGAGCGAAATACCGTCAAGACCTATCAGCAGGGACTTGAGCAGATGAACAAGCTCAACGATAAGCTTAATGAGATTGACAGCAAAATCAAGGCTATCAATACTAAAGATAACATCTCTAAGAGCGACAAAGCAGAGATTGCATCGCTTATGAAAGTCAAAGCAGAAACCGAAGAAAAAATCGTAAACAAAGACAAAAGTCTTTTAAAGCTTGAGTCAACCGAGGCAATGCGTAACATCTTGAAATACGAAACTTCTAAGAAAATTGCAAGGGTGCGTGAGCAGAAGAATGAGCGTATTGATGAAATCAGAAAGCAGGAAACGCAGAAACGCAAGGATGCTGTTGCGAAGCTCCGTAAACAGAAGAATGATAAGATTGACGATATCATTTTGAAAAACCGTGAGAAACGAAAAGCAGATGCCGAAAAACGCAAGGATAATCAGGACTGGTCACGCTCAATCAGCGAAATCAAGAAATACTCGAAAAAACTGTTAGATGCTGTCTTGCATCCGACAGAGAGAATGTATATTCCATACGGCTTAAACGAGCCTATCAAGAGCATTACATCAACTCTTCTTGATTCAATCAATCTCGATAACGATACTAAGATGTCAGACAATCTGAGAAAGCTCTCTCAACAGCTCGAACAAGTCAATCAAAGCGATGAACATTACGGTGATTTTTACAATGCTTACAATGAGGAAATTATCGAGGAAATAAAAGGTTTTGCCGATTACCTTGATGATAGACTTGAAGGTGTCAAAATCAAGAAACAGACACAGGAAGAAAGCCTTATTGAAGGACTCACACACGAAGAGGCTAAGGAAATTGAACAGATTGTCAAAGATGTGTATAACGCAACAAGGGATGCTGTTAAGCAGATTGGCAGACAGGATGTTATTACTAACTATGAGTCAGGTTTAAGGATTATTAATCAGACAAGAGAACTCGGTGATGTTAAGCTTAATGTAATGGACTCATTACTTGACCAAGTATTATCACCGATGCGACTTATGGCGAAGTACACAGGCTACAATGCGGATGCCGAGCTTATGTATCATATCAATGCTCTTAACGAGGGTACAGAAAAGTACAATATGTTTAAGATGCTCGCTGAAAAGCCTCTCAATGATTTTATCAAAGAAAATCCGAAGGAGTACGAAAGTTTTAAAAACGATGTCATCGAAATCAAATACCGTGACAATAAGAATGTTGCACAGACTACCAAAATGACAAAGTCACAGGGATTGCAGATACTGATGTCTTGGACAAGAGAACATACAGAAGACTCTCATCTTGACCATATTGAGCGAGGCGGTGTTACTCTACTTGATGCCGAACAGATAAGCAAGGGTAACTATGAAAAGGCATTTGCTCAAAGAAAGACTATCAGAGGCATTAATTTAAGTTTCATATCGGCTGTACAGAGCCAAATGGGAGATTTTGAAAATCGTTATCGTGAACTTGCTGAAACTCTCTTCAATGAGGTTTCCAATGCTTACATCAATGATACTTCTGCAATTCTTCTTCATCGTGACATTGCAACCGAAAGATACTACATACCTTTTGCTGTTAATAAAGATTTTCTTTCAACGGAGATTGACGGTCTAAAGTACGATGCGACCATTGTCAACAAGGGTATGCTGAAATCTACGAAAAGAAACGCACCACAGGCTCTTAACATTGCAGGACTCGACAGCGTTATATCGAAGCATATAAGAGATGTCGGACAGTATTACGGTTACGCTGTGCCTATTCGCAATCTTAACAAGGCACTCAATGTTAAGTTGTTTGACACAAACGAAAACGGTAACAAGATTGCAACAGACTCCGTCCGAAACTCCCTCAGAGAAACCTTTAATTCTGACAAACCTATTCAGTTTATCGAACAGGTAATGACTGATTTACAGACATCAAGAAAATCAAACTCTCAGACCGAAAAAGCAATCAATAAGATTGTTAGGGCAGTCAGAGATAATATGATTACATCGGCACTCAAAGGCTCTGTATCGGTAGTTATTAAGCAGGGTGCATCATTGTACACAGCATCAAGCATTCTTTCAATGCGTTCCGTATCTGTCGGTGCAGTCAAAGGCATTCAGCAGATTGCTCGCAAAGGTGGTTGGAAACAGCTTACAGATGAGATTGATACACACACGGCAGGTCATTATATGCGTAGAATTGGCTTGTCATCGATGGAAATTGAGGCAATGAAAGACTCTTGGCTCGGTAAGAAACTGCCCACAGCACTCAACCCTGCAAAATGGATACAGGGTACAGACTGTATTACAACAGCGTTGCATTGGGTGGCTACTAAAGAAGAAGTAAGCCGACTTTATAAAGAACAGGGAAAAGCTGACCAAATAGGCTCTGATGAATATTTTGACGAGGTCACAAAGTTATATGACCAAATCCTTGAAGAAACACAGCCTATGTATGACAGTTTGCATCGAGGCGAGATACAGAAAAATTCAAACGAGTTGTTAAAGTCTGTATTTATGTTCAAAACTCAGCCATTGCAGAACACAGGTATTTTGTATGATGCAATTATGGATTATCAGGCAAACAAGGACAATGCAGAACTTCGAGATGTCAAGAAACAAAAACTTGCAAAAGCAGTTTCTTCACAGATGATGTCAGCACTTACTTTCGTTGCAATGACCTTTATTGCATCTCTCGCTCTTCATAAACCTGAACGCTACAAAGATGAAAATGATGAGGTCACTCTTTCATCTGTTCTTGAAAGACTCGGTATTGACTGGGTAGAAACAGGATTTAGCGTTCTTGTTCCGATTGGTGGTGCTGAACTTGCATCTTTCATTGAAAATCAGATTAACGGTAAAGATTATGATTTTGCTTCTGACAATGTTGTGTCAATGCTCAATGACTTTACTTCATCAATCGGTGACTTTAACCAGAATGTTATTGTTGCTCTTGCACAAGGTAATTTTGACCTCGACAAAGCAAAAGATGCCCTATGGGGATTATCTGTCGATGGTCTTGCATTTTTCAGAGGATTCCCATTGAAGAATTACAGCAATATCATTAACGGTATCTTCTCTAATTTGTCGGATGCAATCAGCGGTCACAGCACTTACTTCGGTTCATCGGGCGGTCGAAAAGGTAGTGAATACGCAAACTCATATGATGTACTTATTGACAATAACCCCGAAAAGGCAAAGCAACAGCTTGAAACATTCTATAATGAGAAGTATGAAGAACAGATTGCAAAAGGAGAATCTACAACCGAGGCTAAGAAAAAAGCACAGACCTCTGTCCGTACTGCACTAACTACACAGTATAAAAAAGAATATCAGAAGGCATTTCTAAATAATGACCGTGACACAATGCAGAAAATCAGCAAGAAACTACAAAAATCAGGCTATATGAAGTGGGACGGCAAATCATTGTCAACCGTGTTAGGTGAATGGACTAAGTCGGCTCAAGAAGATTCAAACAAATAAAAACGAATCCTGTGTGGTTAGTGTACCGCACAGGATTGCCCTATAATTATTTAAAGAGGTGATTTTATGAAATCAAGAACAATGAAGTTTACGCTTGACTGCTCGAAGGTGGGTAATCAGTTATGCATAGATGGCATCAGACAGGGCGATGCCAACTCTATTGTATTTATCATTTCGCTTGCTAATGGTATCAATTTACTTGATGTTGTTGCAGGAAAAGAGGAATCTGTTGTTGTGACAATGTACGGCAAGAAAACCGACGGCACAACAATTGTCCGTGATTGTGGGATTAATGAGGATGGCAACATCACATACACTATTCACACTCAGGATACAACTTGTGTCGGCATCGTCAGTTATCAGCTTGTTGTTACATCTACAAGGGAGAAAATACTCGCATCCCCTGTTTTCAGTACAATGGTTGAAGAGCGAAATCTCTTCAAGACTTATACAGTATTGACGGCACAGCCTGATGACTGGGCAGATGGTTACGATAAGTATTATTACTATGAGAATGGCAGATTTTACAAGCTGAACCGTTTTGAGAGTGAGTCCGCTCCCGAGTGGATAATCAATAAGTATTACTCAGTCAATGACAATGAAGTTGAAAGCACATCAGACTTTGATGCCCTTGCATATGCTCTTCTCAGAGCAAAACAGTATTCAGACAAAAGCGAGGAATACCTTGCAGAAGTTAAGAAAAAAGCTGATAAAAGTACCACACTTGCAGGATACGGTATCACAGATGCCATCCAAAACGCAAAAGGCACAGTAAGCACAAATAACCTTGCCGACAATTGCGTGTCCTCTAATAAGCTGTCAGCGGATGTTCGGGCAAACATTAACAGTAAAGCTGAATCAGCGAAAGTCAGTCAGCAGTTATCGCTCAAGGCAGATGCATCATCCGTATATACTAAGTCTGAATCTGATGCACTTCTTAAAGCCAAAGCAAACTCGGCAGATGTTGATGCATCTGTCAAAACAATCAACACAACAATTGCAAACAATCAGACAAGTGTAAATGCAAGCCTTGAAAGCCTCAACACAGCATTAACAAATAAAGCCGATACAGATGTTGTCAATGAGGTAAAACAGCGTGCAGAGGCAAATACAACGGCAATAGGGCTTAAAGTAAGCTGCACCGACTTTAACAACACCGTGACCAATCTCACAAATAGCGTTAACGGAAAAGCTGACAGTAATTCCGTGTATTCAAAGACAGAATCTGATAAATTGCTTGGCAACAAAGCTGACAAGGCAGATGTTGATGTTTTACTGGCAAACAAAGCTAACCTTGTTAACAGCTCTAACATTTTTGATTTTGATGCTTGGGCGA